TTGCTAAACATTGAACTTGCTTTAGTTCTTCATTCTGTCTTGCAACTTCTATTGCTTGCTCGGCTGCAATTTCTGCAGCACGTTCCTCTGCTAATTGTTCTACTGCCTCAGTAGTATCAGATACTTGCTTTTTTGCTTCAAAAACAGCATAGCCAATACCAGCGGCAATAGCACAATTAACTGCTAATATTCCGATAGTTGTTATACGCTTCATTTGTTGTCCTGTTCTGATTCGTTTATGTCTGTATTATGACATACTACAAATCATTTGTCAACCAAATTTTAAAGTATATTGTGTGTGATGCTCTGGAGATAAATCTTTATAACCCAATGACCAATTTTCTGCCGCATCTTCTACATATCTGAGGGAATTATTGGGAAAGGTTTCTTCAAAGTATTTTGTTCCATCTTCTGTAAAATATTTTATATACGCATGTTCTTCTTTATAATCAAAGTGTATTTCGCAATAATCATTACTATTATCGGACCAATAAGTTGAAAGTTTCTTTCCCATTTTATTCTCCTTTTTATGTTGGGTATAAATTTATTTCATTAAAAAAAGTCGTTTGCGAGTGGAAATATTAAGGAAATTGCTTTTCCACATTGTATGGCTAATTCTCTATGTTCTTTTTGAGTCCCATTTGCACTTCTCAATTCAATGTAATGAATCCACGATCTTAGCGTTCCATTGACATACAGACGCGACATTGTAAGACCTTCTGGTAAAACTTTTCTCGCTTGTTCCTTTGCAATACCATTCCCAATCGCCCAAAGATATGCTTCTTCAGCCTTATCAATCACCTCTTGTTGCATTATATTCCATGCAGATTGTAAATCAGCATCATCTGTTTCTATACTATTCTGTCTATTTTTAGTGTCTTGAAGTCTTGCTTCACAAAGTTCAAACATATTGTCACCAAATTCATCAACATTAGCATATCTCTGAGAAAACTCTTGAAATGAGAATGACCTATGCCGCAAGAGTTGTCGGGCAATATCTCTTGTTGCTTCAATTTCCATTGTAGCAGATACCATTTCTAGCGGTGACCAATGCTTATGCTTGATAAGATATTGTAGAAGTTTTTGGCTAGTAGCACTATTGATTTGATTTGAAGGATTTGATACCCTAGCGCAATATGCAACAAACTCTTGCAGATCGCCCAAGGCTGGTGATTCATGTGGTTGTGTGTACGCTTTTAAAACTGCTTTCATAATGTAGTTCCTTAATGTAGTGTTTTTGACTCGTTATCTTCCATAATACGATTATGTTGTAAAAATATATAGTTTAGCATCCCACGATACTCATCGTCAGTTAACTCCATTCTATAAAGTTTTAAAGAATATGCTTGCATTAGTCCTGCAATTTCAAGATGGCTGTATTCTTCTTCATTTAAATCAGCAACTACTTTATGAAATTTATCCCATAATTGAGAAATCTTATCTACACTCTCTTGATCTAAAAAATCATCCATTTGTAAGATTACTCCATTTTTCTGAGTTAACTATATTTATATTCATTTGACTTTTTAATTTCATTATTTTATATACCACCATACATTATCTGGACCTACTTTGTGCTTTGGTGTTGATTGCACAACAGCCATTGCTACTTGAATAAGATTTATATCATGTCCAGACACCAATCCACCTTTTCTAATTTTTGGAGTCCATAATTCAATATCCCTTTTTACGGAATCCCCATCATGTGAAGCATCAATAAAAACGTAATCAAGAGAACCATCTTCAAACTGATTGTGTGCAAGATGTGTGAAGTCTCTAATTAATTTTGCCCTACCGTCAAAACCTTCACAAAATTTAATAAGTTCACCATACCATTCAACAGGTGGTTGCTCACACAATTCCTCTGTAGTTGATATATCTTTTGCTTTCCAAATCTTATCGTTTAAAAATACATCAACGCCAATATGTGTTGTATTAGAACAATTTACTGTAATGAACTTAAATGTTGGACCTCTCAACACTCCCAATTCTACACCAATCTTATAATTATTTGATCTGATTTGATCTGCTAACCAATGCGCTCTATTCATAACTTAAAATCCTTAAATTTTTCTAAATCTTCGCCTTGAGGTGTTTTATCAAATACTGGAGTATCATCAATTAAAGTCTGTTGATCTTCACTTACATCAAACAACCTCATTTTAGAACGATCAACACCTATGACAAACCTCTTTTTGTATGTTGGATCATTGTATCTATTCTTTAATTGTTTAACTGCAATTTGACCCATTCCTTCAAGTTCTTCGTTGGATATGAGTGCAAACATGAGGTCTGCTGTTGCTGGAAGGCCGAATGATTCAGAAGTATCTTCCAACCCAATATCGGAATTTGAAAAACCTGATCTTGTGGTTTGTGTTGCTGAGACAATCGGTACGTTAAATTCAACTGCGAGTCCTCGCATTTCTTCTGCGATTGCTTTGATATAGGTGTACGAATTTATTGATCCCCCCATAGCCTTCATTCTGCTACTAGCACAAATATTTAGATAATCTATAAAAATAATATCTGGTTCAAATGATTTTTTTAATTTGAGTTCACTTAGCAAACTTCTAAAATGAGCGACATTTGCTTGACCAGTAGGGTATTCTTTAATAATGAATTTACCATTAGTTCTCTTTGAAATATTAGCAACTCTCTCAGAAAAGTTTTCTTTGCTCAAAGTATTAATTTGATCAATAGGAATGTTTAAAAGATTTGCGTCAATTCTCTCAGCAATTCTTTCCTCTGCCATTTCCATCGTGATATATAAAACATTTTTACCGTCTGAAAGTGCTGCTGCTGATTGGTGACACATGAAAAGAGATTTACCTACACCAGTACCAGCCAAGATAATATTTAATGTTTTCTTAGGTAAACCGCCCTTGGTTATCATATTAAAATATTCTAAATCAAACGCTAATCGTTCTTCAGTACGATGATAAAATTCATAGCGTTCTTCAAAATTTCCAAGATAGTCGTGACCAACATTTGTATCAAATGAAACACCCAATGCAGTGCTTAGAATATCAGGTAAAGCATTTTTAGAAAGTGTTTCATGCTTTCCATCAATGATACTAATTGATTCCATCACTGCATTGAATAATGCGCGGTCTTGACACCACTTCTCAGTAACCTCTAAAAGATGTTCTTCATCTGAGGGTGTTCCATCAAAGATTTGTGGAATAATCTCCATAGCATGTCTATATTGCTCATCAGTATAACGATCTGATTCATCAATCTCAATTCTAAACGCTTCTTGAGTGGGCAATCTATTGTATTTACCAGCATATACGCCAACATTGGTAAACATTTGCCGATACACACCCTCAAAATACTCTGGTTTGATGAAAGGTAAAACCTTACGCATATACTTTTCATCAGAGATTAAGTTTTTTAGAATTATTTGTTCAATATTAGACAATTAAAGTTCCTTCATTTCACCTGTTTTATTAATTATAGCAGTTTCTATGATAGAAGTCAATAGATTACCAGCAAAGTCTTGGAACTCTAAACTACCCTCATCAAGATCATCTATTGGTGAACTCTCTAGCGTGAAGTCAAATGTCATTTGACTATCCTCATTATCTTTACCATCAAGTGTGATTGTTCCAAAAGAAATTATTGTTTCAGAGTACACACCTTCTAAAACTCTAATGGACCATGCTTTATCATCTCTAGGATGTGGAATATGTTCATAGTCTACACCTTCTTTAAATTCTGGCATTATTCACCCTCATTCATTATAACTTCATCCATATCAATTTCTGTCTGATACCCAATAGTATACTGCTTTTTAATAAATTCAGCAAAGTCTGTACTATCAAATATAGGCTTCCAAAAACTTTCTTCAAGAGTACCAGCCTCACGAACTTTCTTCTCAGATACTTCACCAGTATTCATATCAACTGAACTATACCAACCGTTACTTGGTTTGACAACATACCCACCAGCAAGAGCAACTTCTAGTAATCCAGACCAAGGCGCAACGCCACCTTCCCAAGAAACCGTGATGGGAATTTTGGACTTTTCCTTAACGAACCTAGATTTTTCAACATTGATAACAAAATCATATCCTTGAATTTCGGTTCCCTTTTTATTCTGTCTGCGACCAAGAATCCAAATGTTGTTTGCACTGTAATAGATTCCAGTTCCACCAGACACAATATCTTTTGGAAATAACCCAATCTCTTTGTATGTATGATTGACTGCAATCATGGGAATGTTCTTCATTGCCAAATATGGCGTACACATTCTGAATAGACCTTTGAGTGCCTTTGCTCTTGACATATCTGCTACAGACTTTTCGTTGATTGCATCTTCCATTTCTTTCTTAGATGCAAGATTACCAATTGAATCAATAACCACGATAACACGGTCAGACTTATCCATTCCCTCAAGTTGAGCGATAAGATCAAATTTCAATTCTTCTACGTTTGTAATTGGTGTGTGTAGAACCCTTGCGGTATCAATATCAAACTGTTCAAAGTATGATGCAGGTGATCCAAATTCTGAGTCATAAAATAACATTACAGCATCTTCATACTTCTTCAAGTAGGCCGCTGCAATCAACAACGTAAATGAAGTTTTAAAGTGCTTAGATGGCCCAGCCAATACAGTCAAGCCAGGAGTAAGACCACCATCTATTGATCCAGATAATGCTACATTCATCATTGGAACTGGTGTTGAAACCTGTTCTTTATTATTAAAAAATTTAGACTCTGAAAGAACTTCTGTGGTCTTTAGTTTTGAATTCTTTTTGAGTTTGTCCATTATTGACATATAATTCTCCTATATTAATTACATCATTATAGCATATTCTATAATGATTGTCTAGTCAAAAAATTCGCTTAGTGGGTTTGTTTCATCAATTCGTTCTTGACAGATTTTGAAATATTCTTCTGATTTCTCAATACCAATAAAGTCAAAACCCAAATCTTTTGCTGCCATACCAGTAGAGCCAGAACCCATAAATGGATCAAGTACAGTACCACCTTTGGGCGTGACAAGTCTCACTAAGTATTTCATCAACTCTTGTGGTTTGACTGTTGGATGTTTGTTATTTTCCCCACGTTCTTTTTTTGATACTTTTGGGCAATAGAAGAAACGCGCCCAATCTTGCTGTAGTCCATCGTGCATTATATTTGCTGGGAAGCGTCCAGTGGGTTGTTTAAATTCCCCGCACCCATGAGTAAACCCAGAACCCTTGCCAGACTTTCTATCCTCATTTTGCCATTGGCTAGACTCGTCCTTCCCTCGCTTCTCTCCGCTATATGTCCCACCATTTAGGTTGTCATTAGTCTCCACCCGACTAGCATCAATATTGATAGCACCAGTTCCATGTTTCAACACATTCTTAGCAACAGTACTTTCGGATATTGGTTTTCGCCCGACTGCAATCGGTTCGTGCGCTGGTTTTAGGGCTGTTCCCCAACCATCCCATTGCTTGGCTGCTTCGGTGGCGGGTGCTGTGATGACCGCTTCAGTTTGCGCTTGCCTTGGTTTGTCATAACTTGGCATCTTGTCGCTGGTTGTGTTTTTATTTGCTCTAGCCCTTGCTGCATGGTCTATCCCCACCACCTCACGCTCTGCCCCTGCCGCCTTGTCAATCGCCTTGCTGATATTCATACTCTTTGGAAATCCAGAACCATACAACCACATCATTTGATCACGAATCTCAAACCCAGCATCTTCTATTGCAACCGCCATTCTATGATAATTGCGTGAAGCCGAAAATGCAAGTAAGTGTCCACCCGGCTTCAATAATTCCCAAGCAAGTCTCCAAGTCTCAGCACGAAATGCAATATCGCCACCGTCCCACTCTTGACCCATGAAACCAGAAGATGCTCTTGCAAATGCACCATCAGTACCTTGTTTTGCTGGTGCAGAACCTTCTTTTCCAAATCTGTCCACGATAGATTGTAGGTGATATGGTGGGTCTGTAACTACCGCATCAACTTGAACGCCTTGGTCAATTAATTTCTGCATTTCTTCAATACAGTCACCGCTAATAATCATATATTTTTCACTCGCTTTCTTAAATCACTAGATGAAAATCTGTGGTCTCTTTTGTTATAGTATATCTCTATGCCACGCTTTGAACAAATAGCGCGACCAGTAAACTTACCGTTTTTATATTCCTCACCTATAATTCTTATGTTTATAGGAAACATGGATAATATATCCTCTAAGTCTTGCTCTGTTTGATATGGAATAATTTCATCAACATATTTTACGGCTGCAAGTTGGGTATGTCGCTCAACTAATGTCTGTACTGGTGTATTCTTCTCTGGTCTATCCAAAGATGGATCAACTTGCAATGCACATATTAAATAATCGCATTGTGATTTTGCTTCACGCAACATAGCGATATGACCAGCATGTAGAAAATCAAAAGTTGATGCAGTTATACCGACTTTAGTAGTTCCCAAGTTTCTCTCCAATCTTGCACTTGATATACTGAGTTTGGTTCGCCAAGATCATACACTCCCATTGCTATAGTATGATCATTACCACCGAAATCACATTTATCTCCATAAAAATGTATTATATCAGATTTAGTGAAGTCTGTCAATATCTGAGATTTATCATTACCTTTTATTGTAATATCTATTCCAGTTTCACCCGCGACATTAAAATCAAATTCTGTAAATTTTTCTGACAATCGTTTCGCGATATTTTTTCTTTCATTTGTATGATTATCCCAAGCCACATATTGAGTTCTAGCACGTTTTCCAGCATTTCTACCCACGATAGATAAATTTACAAGACCCGTTCTTTCTTCAATATGACCGCCAGTTCTAACAGGAAATTCGCTTTCACATATCTCTTTATTCAGATATCCCCACATTGTATCAGGTAGTTTTATTGTACCTTTGTGAACATTTTTGCCCCTTTCCCACACATCATTTCCAGAGCAATTATAGACACGTTTACACATACCGTATATAACATTACCAACTTGTTCAATTGTTTTTTCTTTATCACTACCAGTGACAAGATATACATTATTTAATGTGCAGAAGTCAAAGAAGAATGAACTGAATTTTTCATCCATCTTGGCCCTACTTGGCGTAAGTGTTCCATCAACATCAAATATATAGTGAATCATATTTTATTGCCTATTAAATCCTCAAGAGTTTTTAATACTTCTTGACTCTTATCTTCCATATTATTTTCTATACACATTTTAACACATTTTCGTGTAAAGTCAAGAGAAAAACGCTTTCCATCCTTATCCATTCCAGTGTTAATCAAATACACATTACAATTATTTTCATGAATTTTTCGCATTAATAAGTCACTGTATTCTTTCACTGGCCTTGGCATAAAGGGTGATCCATAACATGGACTAAAGAGTGGCTTAATCTCAGTTGCGCCCTTCTCAGTTCCTGGCATCTGACTTGTATATCCAGTTTCAAAAAATCTACGAACTGTCTCGCCACTAATCTTGCTGTATGGTGGAAATACACCCTTTGCATCCATAGTTAAGAAAAATATATTATCTGGATGATCAAATTTCTGAGGCTTATGATATGCGTTTTCAACACAAGTGATAGGGTAACTCAATCTTGCATTTGGTACACCTGGATTTTCTACAACTAAGCAATCTTCTGCCTTCGCTTTTTCAACAGCGTCAAAAATAGTCTTATGTGTTTCTGGAGATAACCCCTCACTCTTAGCATAACATCCAGTTTCAATCATTTTAATGCCATGCATATCCCAATAAACTTCATCGTCGCTAATCAACGCATAATTTGGATCACTACTCAATGTAGTTTTACCTGTACCACTCAAACCAAACATTAAATTAGTAGTTGCATCATATGTAAAGGCACTACAATGCATAGGAAGATAATCTAGTTTAGGAAGTTCAAATCCAATGATACCAAACACACCTTTCTTAATCTCACCAAGAAAGGTGGTTCCAGCAATAAACATGGTTTTAGTATCAAGGTTTACATAGATTTTAGGATGCGGCACATCTAATTCAGTGTTGTGCCAAATTGTCCAATCTGGAACATGATCCCCAAATCCATTAGGTAGTACATCAAACATATTTTTTACAAATTGTTCATGACGTTCATCATTGGTATATACTTGAAATCTAATATTTGCAGATTCAAATCGTAAAGGTTTTTTGTAAATATATCCTGTTATCATGCTAGGAAGCATTTGATCTGCAAACAAAAGATAGTCATCCATATTACCAATCTTGCAATATTTTGGTCTTTCCTTACATAATTCTGAAGTTGCTTCTCCAAAAAAGTATTTGTTCTCTGGACTGCGACCCGTTGGTTCTGTTGTAATGTTGATATTAGTCATTTTCTAATCCTTTATTTTTAATATGTTCTAATTCAACAGGTTCATGTAGTGCATTTTGTCCTTGAGCATATACTAAACCTGTAGCATTACCTAAAGTCCCTCGCCTTTGATATAATACAGGTCTTGCTTCTAACTTTTCTATACGTCTTTGTAAATCTGCAATCTGCTTTTCAATATTAACACCAGCATCAGCATATGCGTTCATTTTAATATCCTTTATAAAGCAGCATAACCAACTGTTTCTCTCACAATATCATTATGGTTAAATTCTGCCCAATATAACTCATATGCAATACCAGATTGAATACACTCAAACTGATGAAAAACTCCGGGTTTTACTTTGGTATAATCTCCTGGCCCTAAAATAGTTTCGTCAACTAAATCATAATCCTCAGACCAAACCTTTATTTTCATCATACCTTCTTCAACATAAAATCCATTCCATTTAAATTCATGCATATGTTTGGAACAAACACCACCTTCTTTCATTTGAATTCTATGAAATTCTAATGCACCATTTGCTTCAATCAATTCTGTTTGACCCCATACCTTACCAGCGATTGTCATACTTTACTCCATTTGCTTGCTTCATATATCATATCTATGTTTGATTTAATTCTTTCATTAAACTCTTCATCTGTTTGTGAATGGAATAGACCTTCACTCAAACCTCTACTGAAACTTGCACTCATATGTGGTGAACGAGACAATCTGGCACATGCTTCCTCAGTTGAATACCCCCCACTTAGACCAACAATCTTTTCAACTGAATTGTATTCATACAAATTATTGTACGTTTCTGAAATATCAGGTATGGTAAGTTTAAGAATAAGTTGTCCAGGAAAATCTCTACAACGATTCATCAATTCATCATTTAGATGTTTTTCAATGATTGATTTATTAAAAGCATCAATAGGAACTTCTGGTTCTACTATTGGCGTGAGGCCAGCGTTTGAAATTCTCCATGCTAACTCAAATTGTTGATCAAGAAGTTTTGGAACATCATACATATCCTTAACGATACTTCTCATTTTGGTTCCCACACAACCAGACCCTAAAGCAAAACGTATCATTGAATCAATATCAAATACCTTCAAGAAACCATTTGCTTCACATCCACTATCAACCTTCAGAATAGCATGGATACCTTTATTTGCAAGAACAGCCACCATATCCTTTTCAACAGAATCTTTGTAAAGAATTGCATGACTAATCTTATCACTTGTAAAGTTTTCGTTCAATACCATACGCAACCGCATACGGTGAACTAAATCCATTTTATTATCTTCAGTATATTCTTGACCATATCGCTCTAATACGCCGCCAGTGCTACCACCAGAATGATCCATTGCTGCTATAAATGTCATGCATTTCTCCTATATTATAAATCTTTTTTAAATTATCTTAAACCTATGTATTCGTGTGAATAGCCTATGATTCGTGTGGTGTCAACAGGTTTATATAAAAAAATCTTCTAAAGTTGTAGGTTTTTCGTACTGTGGAACTAAAGTACCGTCTGTTACTTGACGATCAAAATTCATAATATGATCACCAAGCCACTTAACAACAGGAACTGTCATTCCATTCAGCATGTACAATTGCATATTAGATAGATCACAACCATCAAAAAAGTCAGTAGGGTAACCCTGTAGGGCTAAACGCTCATTAACAGCCAACTTACGCAGACCACCACTGTCTAGTACCAGATCAGTAAAGTCTTTGTAATCACGTTTCAAGATAGTAGATGCTACTCCTTTTTCGCCAAACTGGTCACTTCTTTGTCTAGTAAAGAAGGCAAATGGATATCCGCCTTTGCATCCCTGTTCAAAATTCCAAGGGCGGCTTTTTTGGATATGTAAAGTTTTGGATTGGATTGCTTTGTCACTGCGCCCGACAAATCCGAATATATCGGCTCCTTCGGGGATTCCATCACGGACTGCCAGAATGTAAACTCTACGTCTTCGCTGTGGGACTCCAAAGTATTGGCTGTCGCACATCGTCCAAGTCGCATCGTACCCGATTTCGGCAAGGTCTTGCAGAATGACATTAAGTCCTCTTGAAAGCAATGCGCTGACGTTTTCAATAACTGCATATTTTGGTTTTGTTTCATCAATTAATCTCCTAAATTCACGCCAAAGGCCAGAACGTTCGCCTTCAATGATACCTTTGTTTTTACCGCCTATAGATATGTCTTGACACGGAAACCCACCACAGATCAAATCAAAGTCAACCCCATCACGTTTAAGGTCTTCGCCAGTTACTGTTGTGACGTCACCATATATGGGAACCCCTTGCCAATTCTTTTTCAAAACACGTTTGGCGTATTCTTCGTATTCACAAAACGCAACAGTCTCCATGCCAGATTGTTCAAACCCTAGACTGTAGCCACCACTTCCACTGAATATATCGAATACCTTCATGCTTCGTTTCTTTCTATGATATAACCACCAAATTCACCATAGCGAAAAAATTCAGTGTATTTGTATGAACTAAAAAGAGTTTCTGGATTTATCGGACGCTGTACACCAGACAAAGATAATTCTTTCTTAATAATATCATCTGGTTTTGCGCCACTTTCCATCTTTGCCCTCAAAGTAAGGCGAGAAAGCACAGTAGATACATAACCACCCGTTGGAATGGTTTTCTCTACTATCACCAACGCGCCATCATCTCTTAGGCTATCCATCATGCCATCAAGCAACAAGGTTCGTCTGTGTGGTGGTATGAACATCATTGTGAGGAACATTACCCCAAAGTCAAATTCTTCAAATGAATGTTGTGTAGCATCTGTAACAATCACAGGATTGTCACCAGTGTACATATCAGCCATCTGTTGGCTTTTTTCAATCGGAATAAAGTCTACGTTTCTCTCAGTGAGAATAGACTTCAAGGTACGCTCTACATTACCTGTACTCGCACCAACATCATAAACAGTACCCTGTTCTGGTATGTAGTGATTAGCGATTTGAGCAATAGCACTACTTACCATATCGTACCAAGGTAGTTGTTCGCGCACATGATCGTCAAAGTTTCTTGCGACCTTGACGTCATTAAATGTCCAGTTTGTGGGTATATCAATCATATTTCCATACTTTCTTTTCATACATATGAATTTAAATATTCGGTTTCTCCAAATAAACTCATAATACATTCCTATATGCGTATTCTATTGCTCTATCGGCTTCAACAGCCAAAGGTCTTTTTTCATATTTTCTAGAAGTCTCACTGTCTAGTTCTCTTATCAGTTGCTCCAACTCAAATGATGTGATTGGATACTTTTTACTTATTGCATTCATTGCAGTACTTACCATAATTTTATATATCATAGCATATCTGCCAGAATTGTCAACACCAGAAATATCAAACCAATCTTGTATTTGACGTTTATTCACAAATGGACAATCTCTATATCCTGTCCACTTAAAATCTAAATTATCTAGTTTATTCTTTTCATATTGAATTGCTCTATCCGCTATGTGTTTTGGCATACGGTCTTTGAAACTACTACCACTTTTCACTTCATATGAATGTTTACTCATTAATTTGTTAGGATCAATATCACTACCAACATTATTGAATATAAAGTTGTTAGCATTAGAATAATTAGCAGGGATATAATACATCCTGGATAAGTCTTTTGTTTGCCCATCTCCGATTTCACTGAGTTCTTTATTAAGAGCGTACCAAAAGTGGCGAATTTTAGAATTTTCAACCTCTTTACTGAGCGGAAATACAAGTCTAAACTTTGGGTGGTCAATAGAACTACTAGCGGTACTATAACAAATATAGGTATAATCGCCAAAGCGATTAAATAACTCATCTTTTAAGTTTCCTTTAAAGACATGATCATCAACATCAACAGCAGTCCAATTTGCCCAATTAACCACATTCGCGTTTGCCCTAGTCGTATTAGATAAGTAAGTAGCAGGTGATATAAGTTGGGCATCTTTTTTACTTTCTATTTTTTGTTCTGATAATTTATATAGGAAATCCTTAAAGGCTTCCCACCGCGAGAAATTCATTCTACGGTGGGTTTTGTTATCATATATAGATTTGAATATTGTAAGCGAGTACACTACATATCCTTTAAGTCAGATTCCTTGACAAAAATACCGTCAACCATGCGCCCTTTACGATCTTTAATATCGTTGTAAGCAACTGTTAAACACTCATTCATAGTAATATTATTACGTTTCATAATATTGATCATTACAACCATCATATCACCTAAATCGTCACGAATATCATTACCTTTACAAACGCTGTCCGACAATTCTCCCAACTCTTGCATCAACTTCAAAACTTGGTCTTTGTCACTTGATCCATCAATCAAATTACGATTTTCGTGCCAATCACCAATTTTATTGATTAGTGCCATCACAGGAAATTCGTGCGTTTTGATTTTTTTAGTTTCCATAATATATCCTTTATTTAAATTTGTCCCATACTAACATATATGGGACATTTTGTCAACATATTTTATCTGTAAACTTCTACTCCAACATGCCAGTATGTTTTAGTATCAGTAACCCATGGCATACTTTTAAATATATCTGCCTCATTTACAAAGAATGGCCCAGTAATGTAAACATCACAACTAGGATCATACGATTGCTTTTCAGCATCAACAAACTTCAAGGCATCGGCCTCTGAATCAAATTTATACTCTTTTTTACTGTGCATGATATTCTCCTAATTAATTAACTTCAACTATATGAATACATGATTCGTATTAGGGAGTCAATAGAGAAATTCATTTAAATTTGTTCCTAATCTTTTTTCTGCTATTTTGAAATACTTTTCTTCTTTTTCTATTCCTATAAATTCTCTATTTGTATGGACGCAAGCAACTCCTGTAGTTCCAGAACCCATTGTATTATCAAGAACAACATCCCATTCATTAGTGTAAGTTTTTATCAAATATTCCATCAAACCTACTGGTTTTTGAGTAGGATGATAACCTTTTTCTTGTTTATATCTTATCACTGTTTTTGGGTATCTTGATCCTTCTGGGTTATCCCTATGTTTTGATTCAGCATTGCCATACACTTCACCAATTTTTGCCGTATCGCTACTAAATCCAGAATACGGTGTACTATACCACATTTGAGGATTATAAGTTGGTTTCTCCCTATAAAATACTAAGATATTTTCATGGGATTTTAACGGCATTATCTTCACATTCATGGGGTTTGTGCCTTGAGGTTTTTCCCAAATCCATTCATATCTTAAATTATTTATATTAGAAGCAGCAAGAATTGTTGTGAATGGTTGCATTGAGGTAAAAACCATGGCTGCATTTTTCTTGCAAACCCTATTATATTGTTCCCATAGTTTATCTAATGGAATAATAGAATCCCATTTACATGCAGTAGTGCCATATGGAAGATCAGCGAGAAGCATATCTACTGAATTATCTTCAATTGTAGGCAATACCTCTAAGCAATCCCCAAGTATAGTTTTTACCATTCACTCAATTCTTTTACATATTCTGATTGTATTAGTTCTCTAAGTTTTTTCTCCGTAACCATGTAATCATCATTCTTTGAATTTTTACCACCTTGTTGATGATTAAAATGATTATCTGTTTTCAGACAGTTTTCAAACATTTCTTTTGTCATATACACAGCCTTAAATTCATTAGGATTTTCATTTACTCCAATAAAAATAAGGCGGTCCCAATCTTTACCAACTGCGACATGGTTCATTGTAAAGCAATCTTTTTTGATTGATCTTTTTTTAGTGTCTGTATGTGCAACAGAAAACTTAATTTCCGTTTTAATTCCATTTAAAATTCTATCGTATCCAGCAGTTGATGTATGAGCAAATTCAACATTGTAACCAGCCTTTTCCATTATTAGACTTACTAATCTCTCTCCTAGTTCACCCTTTTGTTTATTACCCATATATCTATATCCTTCAAAGGGGCTTCCTATCCATGGGTCATAAAGATTGTTTTGTATATAATCTTGTATTTCATCATTTTTTGCTAAATTATACATTTCGGCTGCATTTAGTTTCATAATATAATTATTCCTTTTTTATAAATTTAACAGAAAAAATCTTCTAAAGAAGAACTTTCTTCAACAGACCAACCTATTGCATCTAAAATTGGTGTAATTGGTTCTACAAAAGTCTTTTCAAATTGAATATCATAATTTACATATTTGTGTAAATTAAATTCATTTGGAATGTAATCTGGAAATGATATAACATTTTCCTTTAAAGGGTTAGGCATCTTCAGATAACAAAATTTAATTTTTTCACCATTCTGAATAAGTGCGTAAGTTTTTCCTAATGCCTTATCTTTTATTTGATGATTATAAAGTAAACTACCTCTAACATGAATTGGTGTACCTTTCTTGTAAATAGTTTTCCTATCACTCCATTTCACGATATCACTAACACCTCTTGGAAAAGATATATCTTCTGGTGGTAGAGATTTAAACTCTTTCTTAAAATCAGCAATAAACTTTCTAGTTTTTTCTTCTGATCCAGACATAATGATTTTAAACGACTGCATAAACTTGTCTCGCACTACTTGAGGTGTGCTTGATTTAATGGCCTCAATACCCATGATCTTTAATTTTGGTTCTGCGTATTGAACACCTTCATTATTATGAACATTTAGTAAATATCTTTTTTTGGCTGTCCAGATACCACGATCTGCAATCGCTTCTCTTTCCATAACCATACGATTTGTATATGCATTCATCTGATTAAATAGTTTATCATATGCTTGTTCTAAAATCTTTTCAAAGTGATCGGCACAAATTTTATCCAACGCTTTAACAGGGTCTTTAGGTTTCAATTTATCTATAAAAGGTCCAAAGTTGATATACAGTGAATCAGTATCAATAGCAATTACATAATCAAACTTATCGGTTTTGAGTACTTTATTCATTTCATCATTTATGGCGCGTTCTGCCCATTGAATCGCTAACTGTCCAGACAGAGTAATACCTTCTGCAACACGCATATCAAAATACCTAAAGTAAGCATTACCCAAAGCACCATAAAGAGAATTCAATAGAATTTTAATTGCCATTTGCCGATTTTCAAGTTGATTGATTTCCCTATCAAGTTCAGTAGATGGATTATCTTGATTTTTTTGCATTGCCTCTAGCATCAACTTCTTAGTCGCTTTACGCTCTAACATATAGTCTGCAATAATTTGAGGCACAATGCCTTGTCTTTGCCTAGTATAAGTTGATCCATTCGCTGCAACCGAAAGATCATTTTTTATATCTGGTGCATTATTCATATAATATTCAACACCTGATTGATAAGTGTTTTCAAGGTCAACTACCAAAGTTTCTGGTGACATATTATATTGAATAATCAAATTAGGATATAGTGAATTCAAATCAAATGAAACTACCCAATCATGTAACCCAACTTGAGGTTCTTTAACGTAACCTCCTGGATATGGTGATTTGATTGTATTTTCATTTGGTGGTATAGCAACGTGTTGTTTATTCAGTTCACGATATATGATTGAGTCCCATATAGCAGTTGTTCCAAGAGTTGCCTCATAGTTCACACCCCCACGATATGCCATAGTAAGTGCAAGAGTAATCAAATCCATTTTTTCATCAATCTTATCTACTAAGTAAACATCCTTGATATTATAATCAATGAATAATTGATGGTCATTTTTATATAGAGTATGAAGTGTTCCATGCTCTTCATATGATAGTTTTTTCTCACCAAGAACAGTATGAGCAATATGGTCTAACTTGTAAGATGCTTGGGTTCCATATGAATACCCAAACTTTTTAAATAAATCCATATAATCTAATTGGGAAATACCAGTTATTTCATAATGTTTATGATTTTGACCAGCAACATTTATATTACGTTCACTAATCAAACCCCATGGAGAAAACTTTTTTGCGACACGATTGTCAGCAATTTTA